GGGCTGTTTGCCGCGCCGGGCTTTTTGTCCTCCGGCGGCACGCTTGCAACGTTCTTCACGCCGCTTTCCTGCGCGTCAATCTCGCGGGCCTCTAAAAATTCGCGGCCCTTTTTCGCGCTGTCCAGCGCGGCGCGGTACGCCAGCTCCTTTGCGTCGCAGGCTTTCTCGCCGTACTTTGCCGCGTTCACCAGCTCTGTCGGGAACAGCTTTGCCACCTCATCGATGGCCTTGAGCCGCTCCTGCTCGGCCTGCGCGGCTGTCTGCCCGGCGTTCTTCTCGATCTGGTCTACCAAATCGGGGAACGCCTTGCGGGCATCTTCCACAGTCTTGATCTCCATTGTTTTGCCCTCCTCGTGGCTTGTCTCCGGCGTTCCCGCCGGGGCGGTTTTATTTTCAGCACCGCTTGCGGCTTTCGCCGCCGCGCTGTCCTGCAAAAAATTGGGCGCCGTGTCAAACGGCAGTTTGGTGTTCACGCTGTTCACAAACAGCACGCCGTTGCGGTTTTCCACCGTGGTAGCGCCGCCAGCGTTCAAAACTTCGTCCACAAAGCCTTTCTCTTTGGCTTCGTTGGCCGTCCACCAGCTTGTGCCGTCCATCCATGCGGCCAAATCCTCACGGCTCTGTCCGGTCTTTCTCTCGTAAAGGTCAAGGATGTTCTCCCGGATTCCGTCAAGCGCCTGCTTGTACTGTTCCAGCTTCTTTGCGTCCATATAGTCGAAAATCCCCACCTGCACCGGATGGATCATGTAAGTGGTGTCCGCCGCAGCTTCCACCTTGTTGCAGTGGCACGCCACAATGGTCGCCGCGCTGGCGCAAAGGCCGTCTATGTGCGCCGTCACCTGCGCCGCGTGCTCTTCCAGCAGGTTGCCAATGGCCTGCGCGGCCCACACGTCGCCCCCGCCGCTGTTAATGCGCACCGTGATACCGCTCACGCTGCCCAGCGCGTCAAGGTCGCTCTTAAACTGCTTTGGCGTCACTGCGTCTCCCCACCAGCTTGTTTCGGCGATATCTCCGTATAAAAGCAGCTCCGCCGTGCCCCCCGCAAGGTTTTTAAACTGCCAGAACTTTTTATTCGCCGCCGCCGGAGTCGTTGTTGCCGCCGTGCTGTTGCGAAATTCCGCTCTCTTGTGTTTCGCCCGCAATCTCGTCCACCTCCCGTTTGAGTTGCGCTTCAATCTTTCTCTGCTTGATGTTGCTCATGTAGCTGCCGCCGGTCATCTGCGCGGTTTCTTCCTCGGCGGTGCTAAAGCCCGCCTGCACGCGCAAGAGCGCCGCCTGCACCTCGTCCACGGGGCTTAGGTTGGTTCTCGCGGGGCCGTTCCACCGGCAGTTGGTGTACGCGCGCCGGATAGCCGGGTCGGTAAAAAATCCCGGCGCGTTAATGCGTCCCGTCGCCACCGCCTCGGCAAACCATTCCTCATAGATAGGCTGGTTAAAGTCCGTGTTAAAAAACTCCCGCTCCGTTTCGCACTCGCGCCAAAACTCGTTGAGCGCGCCGCGCGCGGCCGAGTAGCTTGTGCTAAACTTCTTGTTCAGCACCTCCACGGGTATCCCCATTGCCGCGCTGATTTGTTCCAGCACCGCGTCATAGAACGCCGAAAAGTTTGCGTTCGGCCTGCCCGGCGTCGGGAAGCTGACATTTTCGCCCACGTCGAGGTCATACATCGCGCCCGGCGCAAGCTCTATGGAAGCTTTATCTTCCTTGTCCACGAGCTTGTCATCCGGTATCTCGCCGTAAAAGGGCGGGCCGTCCTTTGCCACGCTTTTTGTAACAAAGCCCGTCATAAGGCTTGCCACCACAGCCGCGTCAAGCTCCGCTTCGCTGTACCGGCCCAGTTGGTTCAGCTCTTCCAGCACCGGGGCCAGCATGGGCACGCCGCGCAGTTGCCCCGCGCGTTCGCGCTGCATAACATGCAGCACGTTGCGCCGCCCCGTCTTTTGGCTGTACGCCTCCACGCGGCTCCACTCCTGCCCGCCTCTTGCAAGGAACGCCGTGTAGGCAAGCGGGTGGTTCTTCGCGATCCAATATGCCTTTACCGCGCCGCGCGCGTCTGTCTCCACGCCCTGCACGATTCGCTCCACGGCCACGCCGTCCACCACGGCGGGCGTCAGCACGTCGGCCCCGTGCGGGCTGCACACGCGGTCAGCCTCCACCAGCCGCAGGCGCAGCTTGTAGGGTTGGCTCCTGTCCGCTTCGTCGGCGGTATCCATCAGCGTAAAGCTGTCGCCGTTGAGCAGGTATCCCATATACGCCACGCGTTGCAGCTGGTAAAAGTTATCGATTCTCTCCGCGTCGCAGCTCGGCGTGTCAGCCCACATATCAAACTCCCGCACAATTTGCGCTTGCAGCGCGGCGGCCTGCTCCGCTGTCAGGCCCAAAAAGTCCGCGTCAACAAGCGGCGTCGGCATCACGCCGCTGCCCAGCACGTTGATTCTCTTGGTGTTCACGGCCGCCGTAGCCACCGGCGCGCCCATATACTTGTCCCTGCTGCGGCGGCGCAGCAAATCGATGTTATCTTCGATGTCCTCTTTTGCGCTGCCGCCCCCGGCAAGCCAGCCTTTGTTGTGCTTTTTCTGCCTGTCCGCGCCGTGGTTGCCGTAGCCGCTGTTCAGTATTTCAATTTTGCGCCGTGCCAATATGCGCCGCGCCTCCGTCTCCGGGCTAAATGCCCCAACCAGCGCGTCAATCCCGCGTGCAAATCTGTTTGTCGCCAAGGTGCATCACCTCACAAGTCGCGCGGCACAATGCGGTATCCGCGATTTCTGCATCCGTTCGGGTTTGCCTCGGCCTGCTGTGCCTCGGTCAGTTTCTCGCTCCAATATTCGATTTCGGCGCGCACCTGTTTTAGGTCTGCGCGCGTCAAGCTCCGCGTGCCAAGCTGGTAGCTCTGCGCGGTCATCAGCCGCTCCTCCGCTTCCAGCCAGCCGTCTAAATGCTCTTGCGCGATTTTTACTGTGATTCCCGTTGCCATTTACCGGATACCTCCGCTCAGTTTTCTTCTGCCCGCTGTGCCCGTCTTTTCGTCCGGCCGTTTCAGCTCCGGCGGGTTGATAAATTTAAGGCAGGCAAGCGCATAGTTGCGGCAGTCCAGCGGTTCGTTGCGCTTGTGCCGGTGGTCTTTGATTTCCCACGTTTTCACCGGGCGGCCCTGCTTCATGCGGATCACTTCTTTTTCAGCGGCAAGCCCTCGGAAATATTCCTCTTTGTAATACCCCGCGCGTTCGTCCTGCGGGAAGTGGCAGTATAGCGGCGCTTCTTCCTCTTCCACGCACAAGCTGTGGTACACCTGCGCTTTGCCCGCGTCCACGCCCACTTGTATCTGCGCGATTTTGTAGCGGTTGTTTGTCGATTTGTTTCCGGGGTATGCTCTCCCAAAGCCGGGGTTGCCCTTTATGGCGTAGAGGTGCATGTATTCGCGCTCGCCGCAAAACAGCAGCACCTTGTCTTGAAAGTGTCCCTGCGAGTCCATAAAGCCGCCGCGCAGATATAGCGGTTCTCCGTTTTTCTTGTAAAACGGTTGACGCAAAAACCGGTCAAGGTCTGCCCATACGGTGGGCAGTTCCAAATCGCCGTATATCTTCTGGTAACGGATGCCCCAACTTTGCAGCTTTTCGTTCCAGCCCACTACCTCAGCTTCAAAGCGGTCGTCCTGCGTATCAATGCCCACCGTCAGCACGCGCACCTCGTCCGGCACTTCGCTCTCGTACCACTCGCAGCGGTTCATGAGTTCTTCGCCCTCTACCGTCTTGCCGGGTTCCTGCCACGTTTCGCCCAGCTCGGTGTTCGTCCAAACTTTCAGCTGGTTGATTTCGCCGTTGTCCGCTTCATCTTTGGCCTGCAAAAACTTGTCCACCATGTCTTTCCACGGGCCAAAACCCGCGCCGATGGTGTTCATATGGTAGCTCTCGTGCGCCGCGCCGGGGTTTTGGGCAATGTACTTGCCCTTTTTTCTCTGCGCGCGCCACTGGTACTCCGTGCCCACGCACCCGCATTTTTCGCACACATAGGTCAGGTTGCCGGTGTCGCTCCTGTCAAACTTGCCGCCGTCCGGCCCTCGCAGGTTCGCCCATATCATGGGCTGGTATTCGCCGCACGCGGGGCACGGCAGGCACCATTCCTTTTGCGTGCCCGCCAGATACTCGATCTTTATGCGGCTCGAACCTTCCTCCGTCGGCGTGCTCACCATGCCGATTTTGTAGTCCCAAAAGGTTGTAGTGCGTTTCGCCGCCAAAAAAAGCGGATCGCCCTCATCCCCGGCGCTTGCCGGGTAGGCGTCCACTTCGTCTGCCAGCAGTATCTTCACCGGGCGGCTGCGCAAACTGGCCGGGCTGTTCGCCCCCACCAGCGTGATCGCCCCGCCGGGGAAATCTTTTTTCAAAATCGTGTTGCCGCTGTTGCGGCTCCTGCCCGCCACGAGCTTTCCAAGCTCCGGGCTGTCCTCTATCATCGGGGTCAGCCTGTCCTTGGAGAGCGCTTCGGCCATTTCGATGGTCGGCTCCATGATCATCATGGGGCCGGGCGAGTAGTGCATGTTGTACCCCGCCGCGTTCAAGATAATGCCGTCCGTCTTGCCCACCTGCGCGCAGCACATCACTACCACTTTGTGGATATGCGGGTCGCTCATTGCGTCCATAATTTCGCGCAGCCACGGCGCGGCATCCGTTTTCCACGGCCCCGGCATTGCGCTCGCCTTGGCGTTCAAAATCCGGTATTTGTCCGCCCATTCACTCAGCGTCAGGCGCGGGGGCGGTTTCAG